TCGGGTACGTTACGAGTCGGAACCACCAGCGGGGGGTTGGGCGGCTGCTTCGGCCTTCGCATCGAGGGCGCGTTCCTGCATCACCATCTCGCGCTCAACCTTTGCCTCTTCCTCGACCTTCGCCTGCTCGAGCGCCTCAATCAGAACCTTGGTCTCTTCGGGGGTAAGCCCAATGCGGTCGGCGATGAACGAGATTGGGATCCCCATCGTCACCATCGCGGCTGCTTCCGCGATCAACGCCATCTTGAAATCGTGGCGGGGATCCTGCCACACCGGTTCCCCTTTGAGTTCGCCCTTACCGCCTAGAGCGATATCGACGAGGTTGGCAACCTCCATCCACCGGTTGCCGAGAAAGATGTGCTTCTTCGCCACCTTGTCGTTGAGCGGCTTGTCATCGACGAGTAGAGACTCACCAGAGGGGGAGTCGCCACGGCCACCGCGATCTGAGGCAAAAAAGTAGCGGACAGGAGTGGAGCTCGAGAGGGCGACATGCTGCAACCACATCTCTACTGGTTGCACAAAGTTGCCAGGATCGCCGGCTTGGAACGTCCCAAACTGGCCGGGCACTTGTTTCATGTCGGCGTCGAACGAGGGGGTGAAATGCCACACCTCGCCAGGGCCGCTCTTCCAGCCACCCTCCGGTTCGTTTGCCATCGTTTCGATGAACTTCTGAGGGTCGGCTGTGTACTCGCCTGAGATCATCATGTCGAGCAGGGTCTTGTTGATCGCGTCCTGCTGCGGAACGGTGTCTTTGATTTCGGATTTGTACGAGGTGTTGTTGAACTCGACAATCGGCACACGGCCGAAGTCGTGCTCGAGCGGGTGAGGCTCGTTAGGTACTTTGCGCTCAGTGAGGCCGGCGAAAGCACCAGGGATACCAGGGATCTCCGTCAGGGCTGATGGGGAACTTTCGGTACGGTCCTCGAGGGTAGGTTCGCTTGCCGATTCCTTGAACTTCCACACAAACTCGTCGGTGTAGAAGGTGACGAACACCTCGCCGAAATCAGTCGACCACCTCTTGACGGCCCAGAGCGGCTTACGCCGATTGTCCGGATCGTAGAAGACACGGACAAGCTGACCGGGTTGCCAGTCGAGTTTGACAGTCAACTCTTCGTCGCCGGGCCATGCAATCATGTATGCCTGGCTTTCGACAAGCACGCCTTCGTGGAGATCGATTTGCTGCTCGTCGATGTCGTTGTCTTTCATCGCCGACCAGATCTCGCCGGCCCGTACAAAATCGTCATCGTCCTCGAAGTTGAAACCGATTAGCTTGAGGCGATCGTTTACAGCGTTGACAACAACCTTGCACCAGTTGTCAGAGAACCCCTCGAACGCTGCACCGAACACAGCATTGAACTGCTCAGTCGAGTAGGTGAGAGGCTGATCCCCGTCGAAGTATTTGCGGTGAAGATCCATCTCGACAGACTCTTCGGTGAGTGCTTGGAGCTCCGATCGGATGATCGCGAGTCGCATCACCTCTTCGTCGGCTTGGAATGGGACAGTCATGTTTGGCTCCTAGTGAATGGATTGTAAGCCATGACCTCTCGCTGCGAGTCTTTATGCGGGTAGCAGCGGAAGCATTCGAGGACTGCCCAACCCTCAGCTAGATGAAACTCGGCGACGGTCCACATATGACCGTTGAGCCTACAGACCAGTCGCCTTCTTTTGGCCTCATAGGTGGTGCGTGGATCATCCAGCGCATGAGAGAGGATCCACTTGCGCCGATACCCCTCCCGCCACCTAGTAACCCAATGCTCGAGCTGGTTCCACAATTCGACCCCTCCGAACTGGTTGGATCTCTGCGCCTCGTTTCACCACTTTACCTTGCGACACCAGCATGGCCTCGCGCTCCAAAGACATCATCCCGTACCCGAGCGTGTCTACCTGATCGTCATGCGTGCCGAAAGGGTAGACACCACACTCAGCCAGAAAGTCGTCGATGTACTCACCCTCGACGAGAAAAACCTGCTCCCCTCCAACCCGAGCGGCTGATTGAGCGGCGCGTTCTTCCTTCGTCTTCTGCACCGGCATACCTCTGACTTGAAAATCGGGGAGGACGTTGCGGTTGTAATGGGAGACAAGCAAGGGACCGGCCGCGCCTTTCTCTTTCTCGATCCAGACCGGGATGTTCCGTCCGTCACGAACCGCGGCGGCTTTGATCCTCTGCTCAACCACGGCTGGCCCGCCACGAAACCGATCAACATCAAAGATGTACCACGCAGGGATTTTCGGATCGTCTGGGCTGTGTGGGTGGAGGCCGATTTTGAGCCCCACTGTGTAGTCCGGATCGGGGTTGATCTCAGTGGGTTCGGTTGTTCCCAAGTCCCAATAGCGGAGCACGTTCGAGAAGTCGGATGCTTTCGGTACTTGATCCCATGAGATGATCCGGAACTTCGAGGTGTCGAAGAACCCGCCAGTCGCGGTAGCGGACCAATCTCCACCCAAGAGCTGAGCTTTGGTGACGGGGCCAAGCAACTCGAGGCTGCGCTCATATTCCTCTTGGTCGAGGAAGGGGTTGTCTTGGAGGAACGACGCTACGAAGACTCGATCGGGGTCGTTGGATCCTTCGGGGAGCTGCCATCGTTTGCGGACCCACTCATGTCCTGGCCCACCGGGATTTGTCGCTCCACGCATTCGCAATGGGACGGGTGATCCGGCAAGCCGGCGTAACCGGGAGAACAGGTACAGATATTGGATCTCAGGGAAGTGAGTGAGCTCGTCAAACCCGATGAACTGGTATTCGGAGGACTGGTATTTGAGTTCATCGCCTTCATGCTCTAGGTAACCAAAGTTGACGGATCCACCAGAAGGAAACATCCATCGGTGATTAGCACCGTCCCAATGAGCATCTGTACCCGCAAACCACTGGCGGGCACGGTACATGAGGCCACCAGGCTTATCGAGGTCTCGGAAGGTTCGTCGGAGTAGGAGGGAAGATGTGGCGTGGTCGTCGACATATTGCGTGGCTCCCGCAAGTAGAACCTCAGATTTTCCACCTCCTGCGGCCCCTCCAAAAAGTGCTTCATGTGCTTGGACTATCAGGAACGCTATTTGCCTCGGGCTGAGCCCCGGTTCCTTCCTCGTCACTGTCACTGTCGGCGGATACGGGATATACGTCGACCACTGTGGCGTCATCGATTTCGACAAACTCACTATCTGGGAGTCCGACAGGGAGTGCGCCTGCTGCGTCCAATACTGCGAGGATCTCGGCAATCTGATCTCTCCCTGTTGTGACTTGATGGTTGACTTCGATCGAACCGGCAACAATCGCAGTTGCTTCCCCACGGGCCAAACGCTCCGCGGACATCAACGAGGGTAGTGCCCTTGCCGCCCGGTTGGTGATTTCGATGAGCTTGGTTGGCTTCATGGTGGCGAGCTCTTCGAGGAAAGCGTCGTCCTTCATGGCTGTGGTGAGCGCCTCGAACGGGATCACGATCGCGTCGATCGCCTCACCGATCTTCTCTTCGTGACGTTCGGCCATCTCGCGGCGAGCTATCCCTCGGGCGAGTTGGTATTGGGCCTCTTCGTACTGGTCCCAAAGGCGGGCACGCTCCCGCCAGTCTTGAGCTTTCGCATATTCGTAGTAGCTCTTCTCAGTCGCCTTGCCAAGCTCTTCCGCCCGATACCAGCGGAAGCCGGCAACGATTGAGCGGCCGAGTCCCTGGTCACGAAATTGAAGGAAGAGGCCATACATGAAATCGGACTCGTCGGCTTGCTGATCCCACGGGGTTCGGTAATCGTTGGATGAGTCAGGAACCGCGATGTCTGTGCGGGGAGTGTCCTCGAAGCCCTGCTCCGCGGCGTCCATGAGATCGCGGGTGGCGGCATCAGCTTGTTCGAGTTCGGAAGTCATATCCCCTCACAATACACAACCGCGGTGCGGCCGGGAGGGAGGTTCGCAAGTGCGTTCCTGCCATCACCTCCCGGCCTTCGGGATCGTCATCCCCGAGAGGGGCACCGCTCGCCCTCTTAGCAAGCGCGTAGCAGATGGTACGCCCGCCTTCTTGCCGCCTTTATCGGCCAACGTTTGGATCGATGTAGTCGCCAATCTGAGCCTGGTCGCGGTGGATGCCCTGATCCTCGAGCGTCTGCTCGGGAGTCTCGGCAGGCGTGAGGACGAAACCGATCTCTTCGACATCCTTCGGCCGCATGATCTCCATGATCGTGAAATTGCTGACGTTGACGAGCCCCCAATCCTTCGCGGCGTTACGGGAGTGGAAGGGACCGTAGACGGCATTGATCGTCTGACGCGCAAGATGCTCAAGCACAACGTAGACGTTGGTGTTGTGGGCATCGTCGTAGGCAGTATCGAGTGAGCTCATAGTCTCGGCTGCGGCGGTCACTTCTCATACCCTGGGTGAATCCGTTCCTCGATCTCAAGCACAATGAGACACTTCTTGCAGGATCCCTCAGCTTCGGCGTCGAACTTCACCTTGGAAGCGCCACCGTCCGGATTGATGTTCCGCCCACATAGGGTCTTCTCGACATTGGCCTTACGGTAGGCGTGGACGACGTAGCGGAGCGTGTAAG